GATGAACGCAAGGGATCTGCTATGGTCGCACAGATACGCGCGTTGGAGAGATACAAAGAAGCGCTCCCATTATTTGAACGGGTCGATGCGCACGAGAAAAGCAAGCCGCAGATAACGCCGGGCCATCCTGGTCAGCAGATGGATATTTCATGTCTTTATTGGTTCATGGAAGATCGTCCAAAGGCAATCGCGTTGATGCGCGGCCTGGTCGACGGCATACTCGACGGATCGATTCAATACAGCACCGATGTTGCGGGAGGAATGACACAGGGCTTGCTGCTCTATTACATGAGCGCAAGTGCGAAGCGCCCCGATCAAACGGCGTTTGCGCTGGATTATATGCGGCGACGTTTAAATCGATTGAAGTCGTACCATGGATTGGATGGCTGGCCTGCCCCCGTCGCGCGCTACTACCTCGGGGAAATGTCGTTTGACGATCTTTTGGCGGCGGCCACCGGTCAACAAGAGTTACCGCTAGCCGTTGATGTTGCTCGGGTGAAGCTGCTGAGCCGCCGTCGACTCTGCGTGGCTCTGTTTCATGATGGAGTCAAGAGCCGCATCCAAGGCGGCGAAGCGGGCTGCTTTGCTCGCATGCGCGAATGCTACGCGTCGGAGAATCCGCTGATCGAGCATGAATGGTATCTCGCCCGCTACGAGGTCGAGCGGCAGCAATCGCAAACCGTTTGATATTGCGCCATGAACGTTGAGTACGAAAACCAGCAGGACCATTTTGATCCGATGAATCGCACCGTCCTTTCCGATGGCGCGAAACTCGGCCAGTTACTCGACGCGCGAAAGAGACAACCACCGTTCGGGGCCAGGCTTTCAGGCGAGAACGGCTATGAGCTGATGATTGGGCTTGGCGGTAGATTCGCTTTTATCCAATATAGCCTCTCCAACGGCGACCCGCCGTACCTTCTGGCTATGTCCGAGAATCCTCCGTTGAAAAGCGGAGGTATTGAGTTTTTTGTTGGTAATACGCCAACGCCTGTTACCGCGCGACACATTATAAGGTTCGCTGAGCTGAAGGAGATTGCTTTTCATTTTATCGAGACCGGCCAGCGCGGCAGCAGCGTCGGCTGGGAAGAGGTCGGCCGAGCCAAATTAAACCTGCAAGGTCGATGGTGGCCGAGCGCCAGACAGAAGGCTCTGTGGATGCTGCTCGGGATTACTAGCAGCCGTGCGCTAAGTGCCAGTATCGAGACCAGTCTTGCCCAATCGACTGGCGATATAGATGGGGACAATCGTGACATTCAAGTGCGATACGTCAACCATCTGAACAAATCCGATCCGTTGAACGGTACTAAGATCGTTGGATCCGACCAGCTTGGAGGATGGCTGGATGAGCGGCGGAAAGATGTGCCATTCGTTGTCGAGCTTTCGGCGGATAACGGCTTTCAACTGGCGCTTGGCGTCGGGACTGGCGTAGGTTTTGCCCAATTCCGGCCGTTCGACGGCAATCGACCGTATTTCATGGCGCTGCCGGCCGCGCGGCGGGTCAAGCGCGGCTCGATTCATTTTCTCAAGGATATGGCGCTGGCGCGTATCCCCGGCCGCTACATTCTGAATTTCGACGAGCTTAAACAGGTAGCGCTGCATTTCCTTGCATCAGGCACGCGCTGCGACGCTCTTGCGTGGGAGCCGGTTTAGGCCGGATGCTACTTCTGAATCGGAGCTTTCATGCCTGCGATAACCCGCGAACAAATTTCGGCTGCCTTCTTCGATCTCATCGCCGGCGCGGCGGACTTCACCGCCACGAGCCGGCGCTTCGTGCATTGGGATCAGGTCAACGAGACGCAAATGCCGTTCCTGACCGTGCTCAAGACCGGCGAACTGCGTGGCCGTCAGGCCGAGGGGCTGCCGACGCTGACCATCAACGCACATGTCTTTATATATATGTCGGCCGGGATGGACCCCGAGGACGTTCCCGATACGGCGATGAACGCGCTGTTGGATGCGGTCGATGCCGCGGTCTTGCCGAGCGGCGCCGATGCGCTCGCCGGCAACAGGCAAACCCTCGGCGGGCTGGTGTCGCACTGCTACCCGCTCGGCCCGGTGTTCATCGATACCGGCGATGCCGACGGCAAGGCGGTCGCGGCCATCCCGTTCCAGATTTTGGTGCCTTAGGTGCCGTAGGGCGGATTAGCGTCAGCGTAATCCGCCAAATCCGACGGCGGGTTACGCCTTCAGCTAACCCGCCCTACGGGGTCATCGATTTCGCCCACGCGGTCGAGCGGCGAGGCAGAGCCGCGTGGGCATTGCGCTTGCATCGCATACAACGACTCTCGTGACCGCGTGGGCGCAATGCCCACCCTGCAAAAACTCAGGAGATTCCACCCATGACCCAATTCGCTTTCGGCAGCGGCACGCTGATCGGCAAGCGCACCGACGTGACTGGACAGCCGCCGGCGCTGCTCGGCACCTTGCAGGACGTCTCGCTCGATTTCGATCGCAAGATCGAGACGCTGCTCGGCCAGTACGCCATGGCGGTGGCCGCCGGCGGCGGCGAGTTCAAGATCAGCGGCAAGGCGAAATTCGCTCGCCTGCAGTCGGCACAGATCAACAATCTGTTCCTCGGCCAGACGCTGACCGCCAACAGCATGGTAGAGATGACCACCGGAGAGACCGATACGGTGGCGTCTGCGGCTATCACCGTCGCCAACGGTTCAAGCTTCGTCGAGGATTTCGGCGTGTTCTATGCGTCGAGCGGTGTGCAGCTTGCTCCGGTCGCCGCAACGCCGGCGCAAGGCCAGTACATCGCGCCGTCGGGCAGCCCCGGCACCTATACGTTCAATTCCGCCGACAACGGCGCCGCGGTGCTGATCTATTACAGCTATACGCTCGCGTCCGGCAGCAAGATCAACCTCGCCAATCAGCTCACCGGCCCGCTGCCGATGTTCGAGGTGTCGCTGAAGGAGACATTCAATTACTTCGGCACCAGCAAGGATCTCGTGATCAAGCTCAACGCCTGCGTATCGCCGAAACTATCGCTGCCGTTCTCCAATCAGAAGTTCACCGTCGCTGAGTTCGATTTTCAGGCGATCGCCGACGCGTCGAACAATATCGGCAGCATCAGCCTAAGCGAATAGGGAGCAACGGCGTGAGCCTCGAACGTGACGATTCCATTGACCTGGCGACCGCGCGCACGGTGCGGTTGGCCGGTCGTGACTTTTATATAGCGCCGCTGCCGCTGCGGCAGATCCTCGCTATCGCCGATCATGTCCCTAAACTGTCCGGGATTACGCCCGAGAACATGAGCGGCGAGCGGCTGCTGCCGCTGGCCGAAGTCTTGTGGCACGGTTTGCGCCGCGCCCACCCGGAGCTGACTCGCGATGAATTCTTCGATCTGCCGATCTCGCTCGGCGAATTGGTCGCCGCGCTGCCGGCGGTGATTGAGCAGGCCGGCGGCAGAAAGGTCGACCTGTCCGCCGAAGCTTCAGCAAAGGCGGACGCCGGCCTGGGGGAAACGGAGCCCCATCGCGCGAGCGCGATGGGGATCCCGGCTCGGGCGACAAGCGTTTCGACGCCGTCGACTGGCGCGCGCTCGTCGCCGAGCTTGTGATCGAGTTGAATTGGACACGCGATCAGGTTCTCGACCAAGTCGACGTTCCGTTTCTCGAAGCGCTGCAGCGGGCCTGGGCGGAGTGCCCGCCGCTGCGTCGGCTGCTGGCCGCCTCTTTCGGCTATCGGCCGAAGCCGCGCCCGTCGAAAAATTATCACGAGCTGCTGGCGATGTTCCGGGGCGGCACGATCAAGTGAATGCTGAGGATTCTGCGCCATGGCAAACGACAATCAGGTCGAGATCCGCTTTTCTGCATCGACCGACGAGGCGCTCGCCGGCATCGAGCGGATGCGCAACGCTGTGAGCGATCTGACGGGGCCGGTCAAAATTCTGCATCAGCAACTTGCCGAGCAGAAAATTCTACTCAATGCGGAGGCAAGCCAGTTTCAGATCACGCAGCAGCAGAAGTTTGCGCTTCTCGAAGCGGAAACGCGGCAAGAATACGAAGCTGAGTTGGCGTTGCTGGAGCGCAAGGCGGAAATCGCTGGCTTGACGGTCTCGCAGCGACAAAAGGCGATCGATCGTATCGCCGAGCTTGAGGCGAAGCACCGCGCCGATATGCTCCGCCTCGACGAGCAGGCGATCGCCGCGCAGCAAAAGATGTGGAGCTCGGCGCTCGGCTCGATCGAGACTGCCTTTAATTCGCAGCTGCGCGGGCTCCTCGCCGGCACCACGAGCTGGTCGCAGGCGTCCAAGAAAATTCTAGGCGATCTGGTCATTCAGTTTATCGAGATGTGCGAGACCATGGTGGTCAAGTGGACCGCAGCGCAGTTGGCACAAACCACGGCGGCGACGACCGGGGCAGCGGCACGCGCGGCCGCCGAGCAGGGCGCGGCGAATGCCGGCCTGCTGGCCAACGCCGCAAACGCGATCAAAGCGATCATGAGCGACGCCGCGCAAACGTTTGCCGGCGTGTTCGCTTTCCTGGCGCCGACCATGGGTCCGGCGGCGGCGGGGCCCGCCGCAGCGGCGCAAGCCAGCGTTTCGGCGGCGGCGATCTTCGACGTCGGCACCGATTACGTGGTGCGCGGCGGGCTCGCGTTGATTCATCCCGGCGAAACCATCATTCCGCCGGCGCGCGGCTCCGGCCCGTTTTCCGGCGCCGGGCTGAGGGCGCAGGTGCATGCGCCGGTGAGCATCAACGTCTCGGCCCTCGATGCGCAGAGCGTCAGGCGTTTCTTCAATGATAATTCAAGCCACATGCTGCGCGCGATCAACGATGCCGTGAAGCGCGGCGCGCATTTGGGGCTGCGGGGAGCGCGGCCATAGCCCACGCCTGAACGCTCGCTGCGGGGCGAGCGCGTCAGGGATTCGGACGCAGGGGAGGAGAAGCTAAAAGTATGTCCTACCTTCTCGGTGTCAATCTCCTGCCGTCGACTGGCGAATACACCTACGACACAATCCCTTATCTCGGCCAGCGCGTCACTGAAGCCGCGTCCACCTCGATCAATCGCTATGCCAACGGCGGGCCGAACGCGGGCACCGGCAGTGTCACGGACTATTCGATCGCGATGGACGATCTGCAGGCGGAATTTCCCGGCTGCACCACGGTCGCGCTTGTCGTCTCTTGGTTCGGCAGTGCCACCGATGTGACGGCCTGTCAGATCTATCCGTCGACCACCTACATCGATGGCACGTTCCACCAGGCCTCCGGCGCTTCCGACATTTGGCGTTGCTCAAGCCTCACGCAATCGTCGCCGGGGCTCATTCCGATCCCGCAGAGCGGCGGCACCTTTATCTATGGCGGCACGCCTTCCGATCCGTCGATTGTCCGTTGCATCGGCGATTTGAAATCGCGCGGTATGCGCGTGGTGTTCTACCCGTTCATCCTGATGACGGTGAGTGGCGAGCCTTGGCGCGGCCGCATCACCTATAACGGTACAGACATTTCAAGCGTGGCGACGGCGGCAATCGACAATTTCCTGGGCCCGGCGGCGACATCGCAATTCACCCGCAACATGACCGATCTGACAGTCACCTATGGGGGCTCGCCCACTGATTACACGTACCGCCGCATGATCCTGCATTATGCCAATCTGTGCGTGGTCGCCGGCGGCGTCGATCTGTTTCTGCTCGGCTCTGAATTCCGCGGCCTGGAGACGGTCCGCGGTCCGGCCTGGACGCAGGCCGGCGCCACCGGCAGCGACGGCAAGGTCACCTGGGACTATCCGTTCGTCGCCGGCCTGATGCAGCTTGCCGACGATGTCCGCGGCGTGTTCGACGCTGCCGGCCTGACAAAAGATACGACGAACCTGCACAACCTCATTTCCTATTCGGCTGATTGGTCGGTGTGGATGGGCTATCAGCACCAGGGCGAGAACGGCCAATGGCCGCATCTCGACCAACTCTACGGCCACGACAACATCGATCTTGTTTGCTTCGACAATTATCTGCCGCTTTCGGATTGGACCACAGGCGATGGCGGCCTCGACGCGCAGAATTGGCTCAACCCCGTACCGAGCGGATCCTGGCCGCCGTCGCCGGCGACGTTCAACGGTCTCGGCTTAAGCGGCCAGCCGACGATCTACAGCATTCCCTATCTGAAAGCGAACATCGAAGGCGGCGAAAAATTCAACTGGTTCTATGACGACAGCACCAATCTCGGCATTGGCCTCGATCCCGACGGCACCAATCTGCGGGTGTCGCTGCCGCAGGGCGACCGGCTGGCGCAAACGCGCAACCCGTACGATCCGAACCAGCAATTGCTTGCGAACAAACAGCTGCGCTGGTGGTGGAATAATTCGCATCAGGCGATCTACGATACCGGCGACGGCAGCGGCTGGTCGCCGCACGGTCCGTACACGAAATGGGTGCCGCAATCGAAATCGATTGCGTTTGCCGAATATGGCTTCCCGGCCTGCGATAGAGGCACCAATCAGCCGAACGTCTTCTACTCTCCGGCCTCGGTCGAAAGCGCGACGCCCTTCTGGTCGATCTGGGATGCAAGCCAAAGTGCCGTCGGGCAGTTTTGGCCGCGCCGCGACGATGAGTTGCAGCTGTTGGCGCTGCGGGCGGTCTACGAATATTGGGTGACCGACGGCAACAACGAAACCTCCGCCGCCGGCGTGCCGATGATCCAGACCGCGTTCATGGCGGCGTGGAACTGGGACGCGCGGCCGTTTCCGGTCTTTCCGCAATTGAGCGGGGTGTGGGGCGACGCCGGCGATTGGCCGGCCGGGAATTGGGTTGGCGGCAAAGGACCGTTCTTGACGCCGCTCGTGCCCAGCGATGCGCCGGCGCCGGGACCGTATGCAACGTTCCCGTCGTTCGCCATGCTCGGCTGGTCGGTGAATATCTCGCCGATTTTCTCGACCGCCACGGCGCTGCACGTTTCGGGAAAGGAGCTGCGCGCCGCCAAATATGCAACGCCGCTATGGAAGATCGAGCTGAATTTCGATGTCCTGCGAATGACGGCGCCTCAGGCCGAATTGCAAACCATCGTCGGCTTCTTCGAACAGTGCCGCGGCGAAAACGCGCCGTTCTATTTCGAACCGCCCGAATTGTCGCCCGTGTTCGCACAAACGATCGGGACAGGCGACGGTTCTACGACCGTATTCGCTTTCGATGTGCCGATCGGCGGCGTGTCACTGTCGCCGGCCAACGTCGGCAGTTCGCCCAACATCTATTTGGACGGCGTCCTGCAATCGAGCGGCTATACGGTGAACACCGTGGTGCTTTCGCTCTCGGTGACGTTCACGACGGCACCGGCGCCGGGCGTTGCGGCCGCGGGCGATTTCCATTGGTTCTTCCTCTGCCGCTTCGACGACGATAGCGCGGACGCGGAGGAATTCTTGTCGCGGCTTTATGCGTTGCGATCGCTGCGGCTCAAAACGGTGCGGATATAATGAAACGACTCCTCTTCGTACCGGCGACGAAGCGCACGTCATGCCAATATTCTCTGGCCTTCGAAGCCAGGCGCAGCGAAACTTCCATGACCGTATGGGTGCGTTGTGCTGCAGGCGTCATGCTACCTGCAACGTCGGAATCGCTTTAATTTTTTCCCCGAGCCGACGTTCTGCGCTTTGCAGATCATAGCGCTTCTGCAGATTCAACCAAAGATCGGGACCGTTTCCGCACAGCTTTCCGAGTCGTAGCGCCATCATCGGGCTCACCGGCTGCCTTTCATCAAGAATGTCATACAGCGTTTGACGCGAAATACCGAGCAGCCGAGCGATCTCTGTCTTGGGACGGCCGAGCGCCGGCAAAATTTCGTCGCGCAGGAGCGCGCCCGGATGCATGGGCGGCAACCCGCGGTGAGGGAGCCGTTGGTTAGAGACTCGCTGGTTAGGAATTCCCTTGGGCATTCGAACCATTCCTCTGTGATAATCCTCCAGATCGACGTCAACGGCGTCGCCTCGGGCCCAGCCAAAAGTAATTCGCCAATTTCCGCTGGCATTGACCGCATAGCGACCTCTGTTGCGACCGACGAGTGCGTGAAAACGGAATCCGGGCAAGTTCATGTCCTCCGGTCGTGATGCATCATCAAGTGCACGTAGGATATTGGCTATGCGCTTCGTGTTCTGCACGCTGAGCCGGCGTCCATCGCCGGTCGCGAAAAACCGCTCCAGAGCTCTCTCTCTGAACGACCGGATCACGGCTCCTCGTGTATGCTAGTGCCTTACAAGCGTCAAGAATAGACCCGCGAAATGATCGTCGCGGTGACAAGGTGAATGCTGCATGACCACGCCACCTTCGCTGCCAATTCTACCCGGTCTATCCTGGTCGCGGCACAAGAAGCCGGGCTTTTCCACGCGCGTCGCCGCGCACGTATCCGGCCGCGAGGTGCGCGTGGCGTTGATGAGCTATCCGCTCTACGAGTTCGAAGCGGCCTATGGCGGACTCACGTCGCTCTCTTCGCCCACGGCAGCATCTGCCGGACTTGGCGCATCATCGCTGCAATCGTTGATGGGCTTTTTCCTGCAATTGCAGGGTCAATTCGGCACTTTTCTCTACACCGATCCGGATGACAATTCGGTAACCGCCCAGGCGTTTGCGACCGGAGACGGCGCAACGACCTCGTTCACGATGATGCGCTCGCTCGGTGGTTTTCTGGAGCCTGTCGGCTGGGTGACCGGTATCGTCGCCGTGTATCTGGACGGTACGCCGCAATCGAGCGGTCATACGTTCACAGCGCCGAACACCCTGGCCTTTAGCTCAGCACCAGGCTTCGGGGCCGTCGTGTCGGCCGACTTTTCCTACGCCTTCAACTGCCGCTTCCTCGACGATCAGATGGATTTTGAGGAGTTCATGTCGAACTTGTGGAAGCTCGAAAGCATGAAATTCCGCAGCGTCAAGAGTTGACTCGGCGGGTGACGGCGATGAACAGCGAACATGCGCCCTTGCGCGGCGAGTTGGTTGGTTGGAGGGCGGCACCCGCAAGCCGCGCAAACGAATGAAGTCCGCCTCCGCCGCGCTCATCGCTTATCTCAACAATGCGCGCGCCAACCCGGACGTGCAGCTCATCATGGTGGACGCGTTCACCTTCACGCTCGCCGCCGGCCTGGTGCTTTGCTACAACAATTCGGACGTGACCTTCGCCTACAATGGCAACACCTATCTCGGGAATTCCATTCTGATCGATGGCCTCAAATACAAGGCCTCGATCGGGCTCGAAGTCGACCAGCAGCAGATTACGATCAAGGCGCGCTCGACGGACACGATCACGTCCGGCGCGCCGGTGTTGCAGGCTTTGCGCGACGGGTCGTTCGATTTTTGTCAGATCGAGCGCAGCCGTATTTTCTTCTCCGACAAGATCGGCGGCACCGCGATCGGCGCCGTGACCTTGTTCAAGGGCCGTCTCGGCGTCATCGAGTCGATCGGCCGCACGTCGGCGAAGCTTACGGTCAATTCGGACCTGATGCTGCTCGACGTCGACTTTCCGCGCAACGTCTATCAGCCGACCTGCCTGCATGCACTCTATGATTCCGGCTGCACCTTGGTGAAGAATGCGTTTGGAACCAGCGGTGCGGTGGGTGCCGGTTCGACGGCCTCGGTCATCAATTGGTCCGGCGCCAGCACGAACTTTCAGCAGGGTTCGATCACGTTTACGTCCGGCGTCAATGCCGGCGTGACTGCAACGGTGGGATCCGCCGTTGGTGGCACGTCGATGGCACTGCTCCATCCGCTGGAAAGTGTGCCGGCCACCGGTGATGGCTTCACGGTTTACTTCGGTTGCGATCACACGCCCGGCACGTGTCAGAGCAAATTCAACAATCTGGCCAATTTCCGCGGCTTCCCCTACGTGCCGCCGCCCCAGATGGCGATTTAACGGGCGACTTAGGACAGAGGATCGATGACGGAGAACGCGCAAGCGACGTCGCACGCGTCCGCTTCGTCGGCAGTCGTCCGTCGTGGCACATCTGATGGCGCCGCTGCCGAAGCCCTGCAACGTGCAATGGTCGTGGCAGAAGCCCGATCCTGGATCGGTTCGCCTTATCACAATTGCGCCGACATCAAAGGCGTTGGCGTCGATTGCGGCATGCTGCTGGTGCGCGTCTTCGTCGATACCGGCCTTGTGGCGCCGTTCGATCCGCGACCGTACCCATTCGACTGGCATCTGCATCGCGGCGAGGAAAGGTATCTCGGCTTCACTTTCGATCGCTGTGCGGAAGTAAAGGAGCCGAAGCCGGGTGATGTCATGGTGTTTCGCATCGGCCGGACCTACTCGCACGGCGGCGTGGTCGCCATCGCCAAGCCGCTGACGATCGTGCACGCCTATGTGCGGGCGCGCTGCGTCGTCGAGGAGGAGGTCAGGCGCAACGCCGAAATGGCCGAGCCTGCGCGCAAACCCCGATTTTTCAGCTATTGGGCCGCGCGATGAGCTTCCTGAAAAACCTGTTCGGCGCCAGCCAGACGGCGACCACGCCGGACTATACCGGGTTGCAAATCCAGACGGCGGTCAACACGCTGCCGATCCCTGTCATCTGGGGCATGTCAAAGCTTGCGCCGAACGTCATCTGGTACAACGACTTCGCCACCAACTACGGCAGCGGCGGCGGCAAGGGCGGCGGCAGTAGTGGCGGCGGCAAGTACGGCAGCAGCTCTGAGACGACCTATAGCGCTTCGGTCATCCTCGCGCTGTGCGAGGGGCCGATCGCCGGCATTAGCACCGTCTCCAAGGGCCAGTCGAACTATTCGCTGGCGTCGCTTGGCCTGACGCTATTCACCGGAACCGATCCGCAGTCGCCGTGGAGCTACGTCGCCACCAATTATCCATCGCAGGCGCTTGGCTATGAGGGCACCGCTTACGTCTGTGTGTCGCACTATCAGCTCGGCGACACCGCCATGCTCGACAATCATAACTTCGAGATGCAGGGGCTCCGCTATGGCAGCGGCTATGGACAGACCTCGTACAGCTCTTATGTTGCCGGCGTTTATTCGAACATCGCCACGGGCTATTGGAACGGTATCACTCCGTCAAGCGGCTTCCTCGATGCCGACCCCGCGCTGTGCATTGAGGATTTTCTCACCAACGCGCAGTTCGGCGTCGGCTTTCCGGCCGCATCGATCGACGCGACCACGCTCTATACGCAAGGCAGCGGCAACGACGCGTCCTATCAGACCTATTGCCGC